GAGCCGCCGCCAAGCCCGATCGCACCCAAAAGGTCAATCCCGCTTAGCTTTTTAGCCAGTGGCGCAGTAATGCTGCGCTGGATGTTGATCCGTATAAGATCAGAGATGATCGACCGAGCCATAGACTTGAAAGCGTCTTTTGCTGAGGTCGTTCCCATAGCCAAATCCACAAGAGCATCCTCAAGAGATTTAACGCCCTTGACTGCTGCGCTTTCCAGGTTCTTCTGGATATTAGCCGCCTCCTCGGCGAGCTTGCCTAGCTGCTCATTATAGATAGAAATCTTTGGCGGGCCTTTTTCAAACTCTTGATTTGTATTTTTCAGAGAGCCTAAAAGACGATCAAATATTGGGTTGAAGTCACCAACAACCTTTCCAAGAGGCTTGAACTCTTCGCCCACGCTTGCGGCTTGTCCTTCTAGTTTTTCCAGTAAGTTTGTAAGATTCTTGACTGGAAGATTTACAGACTTGTTAGCTGCCGCAATCTTTATCAGTTCTTCTCTTGCTTTTTTGAAAGCTTCCGATGTTTGATTTTGAGAGTCTTTTAATGGATCAAGAGCCTTCTTGATCTCGGTCATTCCCCTTGCGTAGTTACCACTCAAAGTTGAGCTATGCTCATCCCATTCTCTGGTTTTCTTTTCAAGTGCATCAAAAGTTTCTAGAAATGCTTTTCTTGCAGTTTTAAAACTGAAGGCATTTTCTAGATCAAAGGCTATTTTGCGTAGCTTATCTATCTGGGTGATTACATTATTAACAAATGTTATAATCGCATTCGTCGCGGCTTTGGCGGATAAGATTATCGCACTAGCCATATTCTTGCCAAATTGCTCAGTGCTATCCCCAGCCTGCCTTAGCTTGCCAACAACCGTCTCTGTTATAATTTTGGCAAGCTCTCCAAGAGCCGGAGCCATAGCCGAAATGATCGTATCCGTGACGCCCTTGAATACACTCATCAGCCTTGTAAACTGATCATTAGCCTGCTCAACGCCTCTAACTGCGCTTGTCGATAGGATGAAACCAAGTTTTTCAGCCTCAACAAACATCCCTCTCAATGCGTCTCCGCCGCCTTTTAGGGTGTTAAGTAAGGCCACGCCTTCACTGTCAAACAGTTTGAAAGATAGGCGGACTTGCTGGCCTTCATCTGCAACCTTAGCAAAGGCATCAGCGAGGCCAATCATCTGCTTGTCTAATGGTAGACGCTGAAACTCTTTGGCATTGATGCCTAATTCTTTGAGGGCGTCTTTTGCTTCCCCTGTATCTTTTGCTGCCTCAGCCAAGCGGCGCGTGAAACGCTGCACAGCCATATCAACAGTCCTGGTCTCAACACCAGCCAGTTCAGACGCATATCTTAATTTCTGGAGAGCTTGAGTTGTGACGCCCAGCTTTTGCGCTGTTTTACCCAGCGTGTCGATGCTCTGCATAGATGATTTAATTAAGAACCCAAAGCCAGCCGCACCAGCTACGCTGATGAGGCCGGTCTTGAAGTTGAGCAGAGCTTTCCGCACCATATTAAGACGCCTGGATACGGAACTAAAAGCGGCTTTAGTTTTATCAACGGCGGTAATAGGAATTTTAATTGGAGCCACGGCCATCTTCTAACACCTTAAAATAAGCAAACCACTCGTTGATTTCGCCCAGGGTTAAATCCTCGATCTCTTCCTGAGTCTTGTGTAACCGATCCGCCAGGGCCATAACATTGAACCGCAGCGGATCGCCTCTTAGTTTTTTTCAGCTTCCTCGATGCTATCATGTTCGCCAAACATCTTACCAGCAATATCGGCCACCACTGGTGCATCTTCAGCCATCAGATAAACTTTATCCTCTAGCGTAAAAAGCCTGTTACCACCTTCATCCTGAGCCTTCATGATAATCAGGTCGACCATTCCATCAACCGTCATCTCATTCAGAAAATTCTTATGTTTACGCTGAATCTTATTGATTTCCCCTGCGGTAATTGGGGTGCAGTAAATAAACAACGGCGCATCATCCTCGCCCCAGTGACTGGGCGTTTCGATGACGCGGCGCTGTTTATTTCTTCGCTCAGCAATTTGCTTACCAAGTGACATCAGGTAACGGTTCCCTCAGTCAAGCCGCCAGAAATCTGGATGCTGTAAGTCGCTGTGACCATACCATCGGCAGATGAGCCGATTGATCGTCCGGTGATGATTCCGGTTCCGCTGAGAAGGTGGTCGCCGCTTGTATCGCCTTCCATCTGGAAATTACAAGTCACGCTAGAGCCAGGGGTGAATGTACCTTGGCCTGTGGCGTCTGTATCATCGAAATAGGTCTCAACAGTAGCTGTCGCATCTGTAAAGCTGGGCTGATAAGTTTTCGAGGCATCGCCCATAGTAGTGTCCTCAATCGTGTCGGCGGTCTGATCGACAGTGAAAGAGATTATTTCTGCGATGGCGTTTGCGCCGGATTTTACCGTGCCATCATTGCCTTTGAATGTCGCCATTTTAGTCTCCTTTTAGACGGCTGTTTCAACATCATTTTCGGCTGTGCGGTATTGCACAGTCACGGTAAAACGGCCAACGGCAACAGGCTGTTCGCCATCGCCGCTGAAGTCCGCTTCAAACGCTGTGACCTGAGTATCTTTAGCCAGGCCTCCAAGCGTTACGTCTGCTGCCAAGGCCTCCTCGACCTCTACAGCAATCTGATCCAGGGTATCGTCATAATTAGCAGTCGCCGAGACATACCCCTCAATAATTACATCCAGAACGCGGCTCACTGAGCGCGAGATGGTCAGTGTATCAAACTCCACATTCTCTGACCTTGTAAAAACACAAAGCCCTGGCAGTTTAGTCTGCTCAAGCGGATAAATACGACTGCGAAATACATTTGATCCTGTGGTCGTTAATCCTGTGACCGCAGTAATTACAGCATCCCTTATTTGTTTTCTGACATGTGCCATTTAGTTTCTTTCTAGCACTAGCATAGTCATCCCTGTGCCATCGTCCTGGACAACCCTGATCGTGTAATTAACGCCACTCACAACCAGAGCATCGCCCTCAGCCGCAGCAGAAACGTCTGCTGTCCGGCAGTGGAATCTAGGCTGCTGCAAAGCAAAGGTCACGCCACCGCCCGCATCAGCCTCGATAAAATCATTATCAAAGATTCCGTTAATTGTTGAGGCCGCGCCGCCGGAGGGTGTATAAGTCGCCGCAACGCCGAAATCATCGACATTGACAAAAATAGCCCGGTCAGATGCGGTCTCAACAGCCATTAATCATCCTCTGGTGTTGCAATCTCATCAGCCTCGACTGCGCGATCAAAAAACTTCTTTTTCGCCTTTGGCGCTTTTTTAGCACTAACAGCCTCAACATAACCACGCTGGATTAGCTTCTCAGCAATCCGATCATCAAGATCATGCTCCTCACCAGCAAACATATTCCCTTGAGTGCCGGTGTAACATTTTTCAATAACTTTAATTCTCATTTTAAATCCTCACAAGTGGATGGATGGGGCGACCCGAAAGCCGCCCCATTAAGATTAGGCAGTTGATACCTCATCGGTGATTGCGAAAGATGCAGCGTTGCGTAGCGCTACATCAACGTCCTGGTGAACAATGATTCTCACTGTTCCAGCCAGACCGCCGGTTGTCTCATCAACCAAAATTGATGGCGCACCGAATAGGCCAACCATCAACTGGCTAAAGTCGCCGAAGATGAGTGCAGATGCGTCTGTGCCGCCATCGCCTGGATTCAGATTAGATGGCACGTTGCTGGTAAATTCAGCGCGGTATCCATAGATGCTGTTCCAAGGATCGTTCAAAAGCATGATGCTGTCTGTTGATGCAACCTTAACAGTGTTGGCCATCTTTGCCTTCACCTTTGGGTTAGACAACCAGCCAAGAGCGTTCTGGTTGATGATGCCATTAGCATCCTCAACTGTCTTAACCAGATCGGTCAAGTCAGCCCAGGTCAAGGCAGCCACATCTGTACCGGCAGAGATGTCTACGTTTCCGACATTTCCGTCATTCAGGATGCCTGTTGGCTGTCCAGATGCACCTGTTCCGCTGATTGCTACAGACTCAAGCTTATCGGCAAGAGCGCGCAGCAAGTCATCTTGGACAACTTGATCCAATGCTGGAATTGACTCTTTTAATGCCAATCGACCGATGTCCACATATGCGCCCATTGTGCGGGGCTGGAGAGTAACTCCTGCATCAGTCTGTGACTGATCTGCAACAGCACCTAGCTCCTCAACAAATCCAGCAGATGCGCCAGTTGAGAACTTTGGCATCTTGATGCGATTTGTTAGACCGCCGATAAAGGTAACGCCGAGGGCAGCCATTACTTGCTTTGCCCGGAGTGCCTCAATGAACATATCGCCGCGATGAATTGTCGGGATAAAGTTATCAACGACATTCTCATCACCTACAGCACCTGTGGCTGCGGTTGACATTGCACCAGCACGAAACGCAAAGTCAGGAACATAAAAGCCCTCTGTTTGCTTGCCGGTGCGGCTAGTGATTTCATCGTGCATTTCACGCTCAAAACCGGCATCTGACCAGTCATGAGTTAGCTGTGCGCGAATCATTTTTCCAAGCGAATAGTCACGCTTCTCTTTGACAGGCATATCAACGACATGAGCAGGGGTATCAAGAGGCTGATTTTGAATGGCATCCAAAAGGCTGCCACGGAACTCATCAATTGAAGTTCCCTTGCCGATGGCCTCTTCGCCCATATCAGCTTTGTTATGCTTGCGCGCCAAGGTCATAATCTCCTTGGCATTTTTTTGTGCGGCTTTGGCGGCTTCCTGCCTTACCGCATCAAGATCAATTTCAGACATATCGTCTTTCCTTTCCTCGATCTTAGGGGTTGCATGTAGGGTTTCGGAATTAGACCGACCAACGCCGACAAGACTTGACTGGTCTGCCGGAATAGAAACGATGCTGATTTCCATAGGTGTTGTGCTAACGCGATAAATCTCTTTATCATCGTTCTCACGCTTCACGCGGCCATCTACTCTATAGCCCACGCTTATGTTTTGGCGGATACCATCCACCACATCGCTGAACACTTCTGAAGCAAGTTGGCCTTTTCCAAAGCGAACTTTGGCCCGCAGACGGCGAGCCTCCTCATCCAATTCAACAGATTCTATGACGCCAACTTGGCGCTCCATATCATGATCCAATAAAAGCGGTGCGCGACCTGAATTTAAGAAATCCAGATTCATGCTCTCACGACTATGATCAATAACCTCCATCCCAAATGA